TTCCGAAACTGCGGCCTTTGCGATAGTCGCCCACGATTGCAATACATGCCCTGACTCCTTTACCACCTTTTCTACCTCCTTTCCGGTGCTACTACCTGTATAATTTGGCTTATATATTTGTTCTCTTAACTCTACCCCATAATATCCCTCATTTGATCCATCGGTTGCCCACACGGTTGCTTTAATAACATACTCGCAAGAATTTAAGTACGTCTTTAATTCTTTCATATCTGTATCCAATATTGGTTTTCCTAATCCGCCCTTCCATTTTCGGTATTCTTCTAACATCGTAGAATTCAATATTTTTCCAGTTGGTGCAAATTTACAAACCTGGAATAAAAAGGTCTCTGGATCATGGTTGATATGCTTCTTTACATATTGAATTGGGATAATTTTGACTCCCACATATCCATACATGACGTGCCCTTCCATTTGTGCAGCCAATCTTGCATGTTTAAACCGAATGTCCAAATACTCCTTGAATGCATGAAATATTTCTTTCTTTGGTTTTGTTTTAAGCCAAATACGAAGTTGCCCTTCTAAATTGCCTGCTGATTCTTCCACATCTGGCCTAACTATACATGCGGTTGCGATGAATTCATTGAATTTAGCCGTCATCTCGGTATCTTGCATTATCTCATTCTGATAGACAGACTGAGCTTCTTTTTCAACTGCAACAAGGGTTGTTTTCTGTTTTTCAATGCACTCTTTTAATTGTTCAATTTCTAGTGTTAGATTTGTTAGTTGTTGGTCTTTTGATTGAATTGTTTCTTCCGATTGTTGCAATTTATTTTGTAATTCTCTATTCTCATTCATCAATCTGTCAAAATTTTCAATACTATATGTTTTTGCACGAATAATATCCGTTATAATTTTCTTTAATTTTTCAATTGTGAAATCGTCATCATATGCAATTAGTTCGGTTTTTAAATGACCAGAAACTTCAATGCTGCGAATCTGGCGTTTAATTCTTGCATGATTTTTAATTAAATTCTCAATTTCTACTTTATTGTGAACCTTGAATGCACCTTCTAATGTAAAGTCTGTATATTTTTTACGATGGTCTAATATACGAATTGCCAAATTGTTACTGTGTCCAAACTTAATTAATTTTTCTTGTGCATCATTTGTATTTTCAATTGTTCCAATATATATGCATTCAGTATTTTCTGGGAATTGAACGATAGTTGCTTGTTCAATTGCTCTTTTTGATTCCTTTATCAGTTTTACTGATTCTTTCTCTTTTTGTTGAAGTTGTTGGTCTTTTTGTTGAACTTGATTTGTTAGTTCAGTTGTTTTTTCTTGTAAAACAGATTGTAAGATTCGTTCCATCTTTACATAATATTTATGAATTTCGTCTGCCTTTTTTGTTCCTGCTTTCATGCAAAACATTTTAAACGTTTCAACTGTTAGTGTTATTGTTTCTTTGTTATGTCCTCCACGAAGGTCATTTTTTTCTGATTGGTCTGTTAAACTTTGCTCAGCAAGTTGGCAAAGCAATATTTTGTAATCCTTGTCAAGTGTAAAATTTTTTTCAAGAACTCGTTTTGCGCCTGCTTTTTGACTAAATCCAACCCATTTCCATATATTATCTAAGTCAATAACAAAATCTGCATCACTGTCATAGTTTAAATAACAATAAAAACTGGCTACAAACATTTGTTGCTCATAGTTATTAAATTGTGTTTTAATTTTTTCAATTAATTTTGACTGATATACGCCATTTAACTGGGTAATCGGGTTGTTTTCAATTAGTTCAACGATATTGAGGGATTCTTGCATTTTATATATTATTAATTGTGTATTCTTTAGGTTGGTTTTGGTTTTATTATTTAAAAACAAAATCGCGAAAGCAAATTTTCAATATATATTGCTTTTAAAATAAGAAAACAATTCTTTAAAAACAAATTTATTACCATTTTGTCTTTTTCACACTTATTTTTGGCCCTTGTCCCTTCTTTTTCACATTATTAGGGTCATATTGCTCGTCTTCATCGTCCGATCCAATGCCTTTGGACAATTCCCAAAACTCTTTTGACCCTAATTTGAAGTCCCCGTGCGCTTCCGCCTTATACCAGAAGACCTGATCCTGCAATTTGTTAGATTTTGCGTTGTTATTAATGACCAAACACTCATAATTCTCAGTGCACTGGTCCATGACCTGACTAAATGACTCAAATGTTGGGAACATACCCGCATAATTCTCATAAATACGCTTCCGGTTTGCAATATATGGCTCTCTTAATATAAAAACAAAGTCAATGTTGGTGCGCATTGTGGGCGGAATTCCCAATGGATATTGCATTGTGATTATTAACATAAGTTTCCAATGCCTTCCGTTCATAAAGATTAAACGCATCATTTTATCCCGAGTCCAATGAGCGTCATACAGGCAATCATCTAAAATAACAAAAGCCCGGGGGTCAATGTTGCTCCTTTTGTATGTTTCCATTTCTTTTTTTACTTGTTTGAGGACTTGACGCTGTCGTTTGAGAACGTTCTCAATGATTGCAGTGTTGTATTCGTTGTGGATGAACAACTTTGGGACTAGTTTGCCATAAAAGCCGTTTCCCTCCTCTGTGCCAGCAATAACAGTTCCAATTGGAATATCCTGATGGTAGTAGAGTAGATCTTTTACAAGAAAAGTTTTTCCAGTGTCTCTGCGTCCAAGTAAAACGGTTACGGGACCTTTGCTTTCATTTGGCTTAAATGAAATGGATTTCATATCAAACTTCTTTAATTCAAGATTCATACATATATAACTTTTTAAATTGCCAAAAAAAATACGCCACTTTATTAAATATATCATCAATTTTTAGGAAAAGAGTGATTATTATTTTCTCCTATATTGTATTCCTATGCTTGGTATATACCATTAATTAATTATATGCAGACAACCCCCTTAATTGGGGGTTTGCTACCCCTTACACGGACGAAGCCCCTCTATCTTGGATATATTCCGAATGATAGTATCCTCATTAACAGATTCCTCATTCTTGCCACCATATACCTCCTTCACAATGTCATTATATTTGATATATTCCATATCACTATGATACCCTTTCATAAAATTAGCACCATATGTTGCCATCAACGGACCCAACATACGATCCATCTTCCGTATCAACAATCGTAACTTCTTCCTGTTTTCATCCCTTTCCCACTTATCCTCATCCTTCACATACATAACCTCCCGCTTTACATCCGTGCAATGGATCGGCCTCCTATTCTCCGCCAATGAATTTAAATGTGAAGCAATAATACTCGTAATCCTATTCACATATCCAACCTCGCCAATCGCATCTATATCAGACAACTGAAGAACAATAGTCTTTGCAAAGTCGGTTAGATTCATTGCATCCTTACACGTTTCATTCAAAAAGAAATTCAAATTAAAACTTTTATTATGTGAGTTATTAATACTATTATTCACCACCCCATTCTTACACAACTCAATTATCTTCTCATGCAATTCCGCATTTTGTTTACTTTGTTCTATTAATATTTTATTCAACTCTTTATTCTGTTGCAATACATCCATAATTAACTCCTTATCAGATGGAATTGCTTCAATAATACACTCTTTATTACATGAGGGTACATCAATAATAATACACTTCTGTTTATGCCTCCATAAACCAGCACGGTCCTTGTGAGATTTATTGCAATTTTCGCATTTATACAATTTACTAATTTTGACTAATCCGGTTGTGTTTTCGTTGTTTTTGTGCTTTATGCTGTTGAAATGAAGTTGTAAATTGTAATTGCGAGACGTAGAATAATCACATATTTCACAATAAAATAATTTACTAGTTTTTACTAATTTGTCGTTGTCGTTTGTTGTCATATACATTGGACATTTATTATATCTAAACCATTTTTTGCACTTTTGTTCATTTTTTTGGAAAAAGTGGTTTGAGACCATAATGGTCTTATTTCCGAAAAAAGACGTTTTAATTTGTTACTGTAAAATAAAAAAAATAAATTTGCAGAAACTATTTTGAGAAAATCAATTTTGGACATTTATAAATGTCCACAGAAATGTCCAAAAGGCCATAATAGTAAAAAGAAGTTGATTAAAAAATGTAACTATTTCTTTTTTGATATTGCAAGTGCGAACATTTTTTTAATATATTTCACAGTATTATTAAAAAATGCGTTATTAACAAGAATCTTTGTGTATAATACGTACCCCACTAACCCTAACATAATTAAAAAAAATGCTAAGTAAATAACCCCTTTTTTATTGTAACATTCGTACGTATATTCTTTTACACATTCATCCGGTAATGTGCGGGTTGATTTTACCACATAATATTTATTCAAATCTTGCCAGGTGTTCGGAACTACATTAATTCTTAAAGTGGTTCCTTCTGGTGATATGTAATCCATGCCTGTCATATTACAATTTTTCAAAATTTCTTTCTTCTCT